ACAACTGACATACCACTTCGCTTCGCAAGTCCGAGAGCAGTAGCCCCTGCTGTCGGTTGGACATTACCTTCATCACCATGCATTAATAACCAATTAGGTGCAATCTCTATAGGCCCATGAGAATACTTGATACCGAGTTCATCTAACTTTAGAAACTTTTCAATCTCTAACTCTGGTAGTCCTAAGAATCCAGGCGCAGATGAGCGTAATTTATTAAACAATCTATCTGAGTGATTACTGCGTACAATAGTTTCAACAGTTAAATCTTCTAACAACTTAACAGTTGTATCACGATCTTTACCTATTGATCTTTCCCATTCAAGTTCAGTCCCTTTTGCCCAACGACTGATACTCTGAAAATCTATTTCATCGCCTACAGATACTACAGAATCAGGCTGATAAGCATAAATGAATTTCTTCACAGCATTCACAGCGTCCACATCGTGGAACGGTGCCTGGAGATCTGAGATCACGACGATGGCTTTACTCATTTTTTCTTTGCTCGTCTCTTGTTCTCTAAACCTACATTTTTCTTTTTAGAGATAACCCGTAAGTTAGATATGCTATCGCGACCTGCACGACCACCATTATCTTTATGATCTACCTCTTGGTTACGTGTTAACTTCTTGCCAGTAGCCTTCTTGTAATCAAGACGGGCTTTATTGGTAGATGTAGTTTCGGTGGTGCCATCTTTCTTCTTGCGTTTAATAACAAAGATTGGTCTACCGCCGTTCTGTTTACTACCTTTATATGGTCCAAATATTTTCATTGATCCCATTTTCCTTTCAGTACCAACAATGCGATTATCGCATAGTTTGCTAGATCCTTAAACGAATCCTCAAAGGATTCATGTTCAGGCGCCATGTCTTTAATACTGTCGTATAAGTTATTTATACGTGCAGTCTTATCATGTATCCGAACTCTTAGTCCATTTATAGCACCGCCAGGTGCGTTAGATATATTCTTAGGGCCGTAATCTTTATGTTTAGATAACAGTAAAGTAACAAGTTCTTCAACTTCTTCCCATATTGCTATCTCAAATTCTGTAGGTTCAGTTATGTTCTTCATTGTGGCCATCTTGTTTTAGCATCTCCTCTATCCCTTGTAGCATGTCTACTGTAGACTCAACTGTCATTGCCTCATTAAGAAATTTATGGAAGGTCTTCTCGCCTTCGGAAGAATTAACAAGAGCCAAGGTAACTGATTGAATTATCTCTATGGCATGAGTAACCTGCCCTTGTACTAACATAGCATTAACTTCCTCTAATATTGCATACAGATCAATGCTATAACGATTGCTCAGGCGTAAGTTCCATGAGAAACAAATGTCACAATGCTCTAAGAACAAGAAGATATCTTCAGTCTTGAACTCGCAATCTTCGCAACGGAAACCTTCGTCAGATGGAATAAGTACGCTCATTGGGAGTTACTAATCTTTTGTTGGAAGTAATCAGCACCATGCTTAAGATACATTGAGTTAACATCTTCACCCTCTGGCATCTGCACAGTAATAACATTACCTAATTCTTTGGTTAATGATTTAGAAAACTCGTGTCCAGCATTATCACCATCAGCAAACATAAAGACTTTATCAAAGTCTGCTAGTAATTTAGTGTAATGTTTCTTCCAGTTGTTCACTCCTGGGACCCCCACGGAAGGTATATTACACACATAATCCAGCGTGATCGTGTCAATCTCACCTTCACAAATACAAATAAATGACGACGCTTTGAAGAAGGCTTTGGTATTAAAGAGGTGTGTGCTTGCACCAGCCAGCCCCATATACTTCGGTTCTTGCGAATCCAAAGATCTGAACCTGATGTCAACCACACCCGAACGTGTAATATACGGGATAGAGAGTCTATTCTCATACTGCTCGTGTCCCGTTATTGGATCTAATACGACGCCCAAGCCCACTCTCTTCGCTACTTCCAGAGTAATCCCCCGTTCTGCGAGGTAATCCTCTGCTTCGTGTATCGCTGCTGCGTAATACTTTGCTGCTTTGCCCAGAGATTCTTTCTGCAAACTTGACTGCTTCATAAAATCTTATCCCCTCTTTGTCCATAATAATTCTGTAAGTGTCGCCCTTAACTTGACAGGCGAAACAACAAAATACATTTTCTCTAATGTTGACTGTTGCTGATCTGTGTGTATCATCGTGGAAGGGGCATCTGATACTACTCCATCCATTTCGTTCAGGAACTTTTGCTCCATAATATTCTAGTACTTCCTTAATCGGTAATACATTTACACGTCGTAACTTTCCTAATCCATTGGTCAAGATCTTCCACCACCCATGATTGATTTATACCACCCATTCTACGCTTAACTATAACATACGAAGGAGGAGTCGCGCTTAGTGAGCGAGCCTCTGCATAGTGCTTTGCTTCTATAACTGCTTCACTCCAGAACTCAGGCAACTTGAGTGCTTTAGTCGCCTTGAGTTCCAGGATATATGTTTTACCATTAGCCATAACAACAATGTCACCTTCGTCTTTAGCACCAGCCTTAGTTAATCTTTCAGCCACTACGTTTTTAGAGCGCAACCATTTAAGTACAGTTGTCTCGAATAAAGAACCTTTGCGACCATTCTTGTTAGCCATTTAGTATTTAATACCAACCCTTTCGTAAGTGGTGTTCAAGCGCTAAAGTAGGCGTTTTATACCGCTTTTTGATGTACTTAAACCCTAACTCAACTTGCTGAGTCAAGGGTGTATCCTCTGGCATATTAAGAATTTGGGGTATTCCAAATGCTGTAGACCTAGGGTTATTTGCTGTGTAATCCCAGCGGGATTCTTTAGACCAAAGAGTGAGTAAAGATTTCCACTCATGATCAGCCCAACCTATTTGCTTTATTCTCATAAAGGCATATTTCTTTGCGAACTTTTTGCTTTGACTAATAGTCATCTTAATTTCTTTACAGACTGGACTCGTAGGGATTACGACCAACGTAGTCGCAACCGCACTTTGAGGCCAGAAACCCGCAAAGACCACAAAACACATCGCAATATATTTCAGGTTGTTTTTCTTCATAGTTTCTCCTCTGTTGGGGCTGTTGCCTTTGTCCCACAGACAGCACACTCCATATCGATAAAGTATGAACTTATTGTATCACTATCGTCATCCCATTCGACGATCAGTTTCCAAACGAAAGAACCACACGGACATACTTTGGTAGGTTCACCACGTATATCCATCGACTCTTTATAATCTGGAGTTAGTTCCCAGATATCCTTCGCACTCATATTCTTTCAGGTATATCAGAAACTTCCATCATTTCAGGATTAAATTGTAACCAGTATGAAGTATCGCCACTTGGATCTGCTTTACCGTACCTGTTTTTAACAGGTGCAATAGCAATATATCCAGGAGCATTACTACCGATTGTACATATCAAGGCTGGTAGTTGAGCAACCATTCCTTGTAGTGCTGATCTAGGCTGGCACGGATTACCAGGATAGGATTCCTTCGTGTGATGAAGGATAAGAACTGCAGCATTAGTATCTCTTGCAAGATATTTCAATTCTTTAATTGTAGAACGCATTCCTGCGAACTCTTCACCACCATCGTTGGCAATATCCATTAGGTTATCGACTACGATTAAGGTTGGTGGACAACCCCATAGTTCTTCAAATGCAGATACTTCCATATCTAAATCAGCCAAAGTTGGCGCTGATTCAAATGACCAGAAGATATGACCTGAATTGTCGTTGATAGTTTTCCGAGACCCATCAACATTTTCTATGAGCATCTGTTCAGCCATTGATTGTGGTTGACCAGAAATCATTGATAGTAAACGCATAGCCATTGTGTGGGCATTTGTATCTGCGCTTATGTATAAAGTTGGTACTTTACTTCTAAGGGCAATCGCAAGAGCAAGTGTTGATTTACCTGCTCCTGGAGTGCCTGCGATCATAGATACCTCAGCCCGACGGATGATAATTTTATTAACATCAAAGGTACGAAAAACTGATGGCAATGGTTCACCACCAATATCTTTACTCCCTACGGCACGGGCTAAGGTTCTCACTAATTAACCTATATATTTATATGCTATGAAGGCTAGTGCGATAACTGTAACCACAATATAGACTTCTCTATGCATTAGTTTGCTTATTAATTGACTCATTAAAACGTGCTCCATTCTGTATCGGTTCTACGGATCCATGCTGGTTCGCATTGGTCTGGTGTACCCTTAGGTGAAGGACACATAAATGCCTTCCACGGTCCCTTTGCGCCTGCTCCAGTACGTTTTGTCATTTCACCATGCTTACAAGTCCTCCCCGAAGGACCAGTACTTGGGGTGAAAGTTTGTTTTGTATTAGGTGCTGGCGTTGCGCCTAGCCCCTGAGCAAGGTTACCTACCGCCGTCTCGTAAGACATTGATGGTCCCTCTAATGAAGTTGCCATAGTTGAGATTAGATTCTCAGCCCCGACATCTCCCAGTATTTGAGTCAAGTTAATCTTGAACTCATCAGCGGTGTTACCAGCGATCAGAAATATCCGACCATCTGATAACTTACTACTAACTTGGAAGTTAGCATTAGCCATTGGTTTTCTCCTTTTTGGTGTATTGTCCGTTCATAAACTTACAGTATGATAACACGCCACATCTACCACAATTAGACAAATTAGGTAAATAAATCTCAGCCTTACGGGCTCTATCAAACTCTGAATATATTTCTTCTACTTCTTCGGTAGCAAGATGCTCAAGGTTCCATGTAGATATTTGACCAGTGCGAGCATCCCAGAAACCAGCCTTGTCCACTTCTACACCATTCTTGCGTAAAGCCCACGCATAGGTAGCAAGTTGAAGTGGATGTCTCTGAGATGACGCCCCTGTCTTAATATCTAAGAGGACTATATTGCCATCGTAATCCGTCATCACTCGGTCAATAGCCATCTTAACCACAGTATCTACTAAAGGAATTTCATACTGTTTCTCGATGTAGTCTTCATAGATATTCCACCCGTTGTTCCTGAAAGTGATCCAACGATCAAGCATCCATAAACCTTCACCATACCACCAAGACATGTCTTCGCGTTTGGCAAATTCCCATGTATTCATGTCACCATTAAGTTCTTCATCTTCTCTAACTTGATTGTGCCATGCTTCATTCCAAATGATTTCTGCGTCATTAGGATTTAAATCCCACATTTCAGTAGCCTTGTGGACAGCAGATCCACCCGTAAACCATACAGCATGTTTTTGGGGTACACCTTGTAATTTAGTTAAGTTATATTTCCATCCACATTCTAAGTAAGTACCAAGAGATGAATAGGATATATGTTTAGATAATTCGGTCATGGTGTAACCCTAACACACCCTATTGGCTGACGCCAATTGATGACTGCCTGAACCCTGAAATCAAGAAATGCCCCCCCACCCCCCATAATAAATCATGGTGGTTGGGAGGCTGGTTAGGCTTTTGCCGTCACCCGTCAATCGAAGTTTCTGCCCCACGGTTTCCCGTAGCGCAATAGTAACACATATGCTATGATCGTGCTATGCCAACCTACGAATACAAATGCAATGTCTG